AGGTTAATCGTACTGGTGTTTCTGACGCTGAATTGCGCCATATGGAAGGACAGCGATATATCGTTGGCCTCATTGAAACTCGTATGCAAAATGCACACAAAAACAAAGAGGTTAAGACATGAACGAAGAAACACAAGTAGAAGATTCTGGGGTAGTTACTGAAGGTGGAGACCCTTTACTGCAAACAGATGAGCAGGCTCGTCCAGATTGGCTGCCAGAAAAATTTAAAACAGCAGAGGATTTGCTAGCCTCATATACAAATCTTGAAGGAAAGCTTGGTCAAAAAGATGAAGACATTCGCAACGCTCTCATTGAAGAGTTAAGCAATGAGGCTTTTGCTAATCGCCCAGAAACTGCTGGCGACTACCAATTGCCGGAAACAATTGATGACGAAATGGCTACTGATAACGAGCTTCTTAAGTGGTGGTCTGAAACTGCATTTGAAAATGGATACAGCCAAGAGCAGTTTGAAGAAGGCATCAACATGTACGCTGAAGCTTTAAGTGCTGGTGAGCCTGATTATGATGCAGAAGTTTCTAAACTTGGTGACAATGCTGAAGCTAGGCAAGAAGCGGCTAGCTTGTTTGCTAATCAATTCTTTGAAGAGCAGCATCTTCCGGCTATTGAGCGTATGTGTGAAACAGCGGATGGCATTGAAGCACTTGAGTTTATGATGCAGTCAATGAAACAAGGTGGGCCATCTATTGATGGGCAAGCTGTTGCCACAGTTACCCAAGAACAACTCAATCAAATGATGTTAGATCCTCGGTATCATGATCCAGTTAAACGAGATCAAACATTTATTGCTGAAGTAGACGCTGGGTTCAAACGCCTTTATGGATAAAGAAATAGGCAGAGCTGGAAGAGTTAGCTTGATAAAAGCTACCCCTGATCACGCTAGGTTGATTGCTGACAGCCTTAGAATGCTTGACGCTAGAGAGTGCCTTATACACGGTTTGCAGCCGCTAGAGGCTCTTCTAGAGCCTTTTACGCAAGATAATCACAGAACCTATTCTATTAGGCATGATGATACTGTGATTGCTATGTGCGGTACAGTGCCTATTAGCAATGATATTGCTAGGGTTTGGATGCTCGGTACAGATGATATAAACAAAAATTGGGTTGGGTTCTTGCGAGGATGCAAACCAGCTATAGATATCTTGCAAAGTGACTATTCAATAATAGAAAACTTTGTACCAGAGGATCATACCGACACGGTAATGTGGCTTACATGGTGTGGTTTTGTGTTTGATGAAGAGCCATACAACTTCCATGGGCATAACATGATGCGTTTTGTGCGTTGCAGAAAACAAGAAAATAATGTTTATTATCTTAATCGGCCTGTAATGCATTGAGCGACCCATACGGATAATCGCATTGAAAGTGAAAAACAGACAACCGCAGTAAGTATATCAACCTTAATCCTATGAAGAGGACTGTAAAATGGCGAATACAATTGACACCGCCTTTATTAAACAGTTTGAATCAGAGGTTCACATGGCTTATCAGCGCATGGGTTCTAAACTGCGGAACACTGTGCGTACTGTATCAAGCGTCCGTGGGAACACTGTTCGATTCCAAAAAATCGGAACAGGCTCTGCTTCAACTAAATCACGAAACGGTATGGTAACTCCAATGGAGTTGGCACACACCAACGTAGAAGCAACAATGTCTGATTTCTATGCTGCCGAGTATATCGACAAGCTAGACGAACTGAAGACAAACATTGATGAGCGTCAAGCTGTAGCAAAATCTGCTGCTGCTGCCCTTGGTCGTAAGACTGATGAGATTCTTATCACTGCTATGGATGCTGGCGCAAACTCAACTCAAATTAGCGCAACTGGTGCTGCTCTTACAAAAGCAAATCTGTTGACTCTTTTTGAAACATTTGGTTCAGCTAACATCCCAGAAGATGGTGGGCGTTATCTTGCGATGCACCCTGCTGGTTACGCTGACTTGTTCAACATTACTGAGTTTGCTTCAAGTGACTTTGTTGGTGAGCAAAGCCTTCCTTTTGCTGGCGGCATGACAATGAAAGAATTTCTTGGTTTCAAGATTTTCTCTACATCAGCCGTTACTGCTGGTAAAAATATGGCGTATCACACATCATCTATTGGACTTGGTATCGGTGCAGACGTTACGACTGAACTGAACTATGTCCCAGAGCGTGTGTCACACCTTGCAACCTCAATGATGTCCATGGGTTCTATTGTTATTGATGACAATGGTATCTATGAAGTCCTTGACAACAACTAGGAGGATTAGACATGGCATATGCAGCATCTGGTCTTAATCGTCTTGCAGGGGCGTCTAATGGCAACCTGTGGTTTTATAGTACCGCAGACGCTATTGCTACTGTAAACACAGAAGGTTATTTTAATGACGCAGCAAACATGCTTAATGTTCGCGATGTTATTATTGTAGCTGACACAAACACACCAACAACAAGTTTTGTTAGTGTGCTTTCCAATACTGGTTCTGTTGTAGATGTATCTGATGGTACAGCTATAGCTGAAACAGACACCGACTAAAGGAGTAGGGGGGTCAAGGTATTAACTTACCCCCCTAACCATATATGGCAGTTACCAGTACAACAGCTAACTCACCAATAGATATTTGCGCTAGAGCGTTAATTCTTATTGGCGCAGATCCAATTACATCATTTGATGAGAATACAACTGAAGCACTTGTGGCTTCAAATATGTATGAAGATGTTGCTAGAGCTTCATTAGTAAATTCACGCTGGAGATTTGCGACAAATCAAGGGTTGTTAAATTTATTATCTGCCAAACCTACAGGTAGATACGACAGGGCGTATCAACTTCCGGCAGATTTATTAATGCTACATGCTGTTACAGTAGGTGATTTGCCTATTGAGTATCAAATATATGGTAATAAAGTTTTTGCTGATACAGACCCCGCCGACATTGTTGTGGCTGATTACACATTTAGAGCTAATGAGCAAGACTGGCCTTCATACTTTACAATAGCTGTTGAATATTCTTTGTCTGTAGTTTTTGCAACGTCTATTGCAAGAGACGCAACGCTTGCTGCTCTTATGAAAGAGCAGGCTAGAGAGTCAATGGCAAAGGCTAGAAGTCTTGACTCACAGCAGCAGACTTCAAGAAAACTTACTACTTCGAGGTTTATTGCTGAAAGGCGTAGCTAATGCCTAGAATATTGGTTCCGCTTACAAACTTTCAATTTGGTGAAGTAAGTCCGTCTTTGATTTCAAGGACAGATACAAAGGTGTATCCAAACGCAGCTAAAACTATTAATAATTTTTTGTTGCGTAATGAAGGCGGATTAGTAAAACGCTTTGGCAGCAAAAGAATATATGAGTACGAAACAACTTACGACTCAAGTAAGTCGCAGCAAATAAGACTTGTTCCATTTATATTCTCTGATGACGAGCGTTATATTGTTTCGCTTGAGGACGCAAAAATCAGGGTATTTCAAATTCATCCCACAACCGGAAATGTAGCTTTTTGTTTTGGCGCATCAGTAGATTCTAATTATAACGCATTACCTTTTACTGCCGATATTCTTCCTGAGTTAACATTTGCTCAATCTGGCGATGTTATGTTTATTGCACATCAAACTTTTATGACGCGTAAACTTGTACGCACAAGTTTAACTACTTTTGTTATAGAAACATTTTCTTTTGAAGATAGCGCAGATGGATACAGAAACAATCAACCATATTATTCTTTTCAACCGCTTGGCGTTACGCTGGACCCATCGGCCTCAAGTGGCAATGGGGTTACAGTCGTAACAAGCGCAGCTTATTTTGACACTAGCGGTACTGCAAGCGGTGGTGTTTATCCAGATTCAAAACACGTTGGCGTTACATTACGATATCATGATAACGAAATATATATAACTTCTGTTCAGTCATCAGTGCAGGCAATTGGAAACATACAAAATTCATTAACTGTTCGCCTTGATGTAGATGCGCTGGAAACTACAGATGGCCTTGCCGACATACAAGTTACCTTTGCTTTACATGGATTAAAAGTTGGGGATGTTTTTGTAGTAGCTTCAGCAGGTGCTGTTGGTGGAATAGCAAGAACTAATATAAACGGTACGCGAACTGTTGCAGAAGTAATTGATGAAAATGTTTTTGTATTTGCAGCAGGTGCAAATGCAAATGAATCTGTTGTTGGGGGCGGTTCTCCCAAGATAACCACGCATGCACCTACAACCGCTTGGTCTGAGCAATCATACTCTTCATTGCGCGGCTACCCAGCAGCGGTAGCGTTCCATGAAAATAGGCTGTGGTTTGGGGGTACTATTGCTCAACCAGATGGTTTATGGGGCAGCAAAAGTTCTGAATATTTTAATTTTGACGTTGGTGATGGACAGGATAATGATGCAATAGATCTTACTTTAAGCATTGGTGAGATAAACACTATAAGGCACATTATATCTAATCGTGATTTACAAGTTCTCACATCTACATCTGAGTTTTATATTCCAGCATTTTCAGAAAAACCTATTACACCTACTAACGCTCAAATAAAAAGACAAACTCCATACGGTTCAGAGTTTATGAGACCGTATTCTTTTGATGGTGCAACGATATATGTGCAGAGACATGGGTCTGTAATTAGAGAATTTGTTTATGACGATAGTGAGGGTGCTTATGTATCTAATTCTATAAGCCAGTTATCACCTCACTTAATAAAAAATGTAATACAAACAAGTGTTTTAAGAGGTGCTATCAATAGACCGGAATCTTATGCGTTTTTTATAAATACTGATGGCACTATAGCAGTGTTTACTTCAAACAGAAGTGAGCAACGTGCTGGATGGAGCCAGTTTACAACATCAGGTAAGTTCCATTCTATCTGCACAATTGATGAAAGAGTGTTTGTTCTTGGCCTTTATGATGTTGGAGATGGAACACAAAAATTTATTTTTTCAGAGTTTGATGTTTCTATGAACTTAGACTTCTCAAATAACTTTACAGGAACAGCAGGTGTCTTTGATGTTTCTTCACACTTTGAAAATGGCGCGGTTGTACAAGTTATTAATGGCACAGATTACATTGGTGAATTTACTGTAGCGGGTGGTAATGTTGATGTGTCTTCTGTTGCTTTAATAACAAGCGCAGAGATTGGTTATAAATTTGATGTTGTTGCAGAAACATTACCAATAGACGCACAGGTTGCTGGTGGGCCATTAACTGGTCAACCAAGATCTGTAAACAGAGTTGTGCTAGATTTGCTTAACACCTTATCTATAAGTGTAAACGATAAAGAACTTATTATACGCACTGTCCTTGATGACCTTAGTCTTGACAGGGTTGCGGTTGAGGGCAAGAAAGAGTTTAGGTTACTTGGTTACAGCAAAGACCCAACAATTAAAATTACACAAAAAGCACCATTGTCCTTACAGGTAAATGGTTTGATAGCAGAGGTGACATTCTAATGTTTCAATTCATAATGGCAGGTGCTTCAATTCTAGGTGCATACGCGACAATCCAAGCTGGAAAAAGCGCACAAGCTGCTGCAAATGCAGAAGCTGCACAGTTAGAGCAAGAAAAAAAACAAAACGAAGTTATTGCAGGTCAAAGACACACTGATCGTTTAGATCAGTATGACGCTGCAAGAGCAAACAATCTTGCTTGGTTTGCTTTTTCTGGCAGAGATGTTTCTGATAGGTCGGTAAAAGCATTTATGGATAAACAGCGCGAGGTTGCCTACACAGACGTTGCTAGATCCGATGCTCAAGGATATGCAGATAGCTCACAACTAGCTATGCAAGCTCAGGTAACAAGGATGCGAGGGGCAAACGCAAGGCGTTCTGCAAACATACAAGCACTATCAACACTATCATCAGGATTGTATCAATATAATACAGTAAAGAGTTAGCAGTATGGCAGTAATTAGAGAAAAGCAACAATTCCGCAATCAACGCATTGGTGTTGTGAAGATGGATACTGGTGCTGAAAATTATTATAACACTGTAGCTAATGCAGCCGACAATTTAACACAGATTGCTTTTAAAGAAGCTGGTAGGCAAGCTCAAGAAAAAGGTAAGGAAACTGCTGAAGCTGTTAAAACGCAGGCTTTGCGTACTATAAATCCAGAAACTGGAAAGCCAGAAGCTTACAATGTACCAGAAAAATTTGGCACAGTAGCGCAGGCATCATACGAAGAAGTTCTTGATCGCAGATTTATTAATGACGTTGATCAACAAATTAAAGACCGTGGGCGTGATTTATTTTTAAAATATCAAAACGATCCTCATGGTGTTGAAAAATATAGTCAATCAATGGAAGACTATGTTGCTCAGATGATTGAGCCTAAAAACAATGCAGGCATACTAAACGATAGATTTAAAAACATAATTAAAGATACAGGTGCAGCATTCATTGCCAGCACTAAGTTCAACCTTATGAGCAAGAGAGCAGCTATTGTTGCCGATCAGTTAAGGGCAGGGCTTGATCAAGACGCAATTAATGCAAGTGAAGAAATTGTATCGGTAATCCAAGCCGGAGACCCTTTAGATTATGAGGGCGGAGAAGCTACTAGAACAAGTCAGCTTATTGCTGAATCAGCTATTGCTGAAATGGATGCAGGTTTAGAATCTGGAATACTTACAGTTCCACAGCATAAAGCTAATGTTCAATCTATTTTAAAAGCACTTCCAGAAGGAATGCTTACAAATCGGATGAATTACAATTCTAGTTATGTTGATGATAATAATGTAACAAAACAAATGAACTCTAATGTTGGCATTCTTATAGAAAGTGCAATTGATACAGGCATTATTCCGGATAATTTACCTAAGTCCCTTGTGCCTCAAGTGCAAGCAATACTCGATTCAGATGGGTACAAAGAAAACAAAAAGTCTATACAGCAAAAGGTAGGAGACTTGCGCCTAGGTCTTGAACGGCGTGAGGCAGAAGTTAAGAAAAAAACACAAACGCAAATAAATAGAGACAACGTAGTCGATAAAAATTTTGTTGTTGATTCAACGGACGCGGGAATAAAAGATGCTGTTGACTTTCATATAGCTGGGCAAATTGATGGAATAGACCCAGAAAACCCTAACATGGTTCCTTATTTTTCTAGCGAAGAATCAACTAAAGAAGATGCTGTTTGGAAATTTTTTCTTGCTAAAAAAAATGTAATATCAACAGGTATGGAGTTGAGTTTAAAAAGACTTGCTAGACTTGAGCCAATGGAATCTCAAGAAATGAGAACACTTCTTAGCCATTACAACTATTTATCTAAAGTAAATATTGGAGGCTCTATTGTTAATAAAACATTAGATTCAACTTTATCAAAAGAAGATAACGCATTTTTACGCACTTTAAATGCTGTAACCATAGTTGGTGGTGCTGAAGACATTGTTTCTTTTGCAGCTAAATTAAAAGAAAATATGCAAAACACACCTCTTGTAAACAACACAATTAAATCTGTGTTTGATGCAGACGATAATGTTTCGGCTAAAGATGTTTTAACTTCTTATTTGCAAGAAGAATTTGGAACTGATTATGAAATGATTGAAACTGTAAGACCATATGCAAAACATTTAATTATGTCTGGCGTTAAAAAAGACGATTTAGATAATCATATAAATGAAATGTTTGAAACTTCATACATTGAAACAGATGGTGTTGTTGTTGATAGATACAATTCAAACAGCACTAAGTCTATGTTTGCGATAAAAAGAATATTGCCGGATAACGCAGAAAGACAAACTTTCTACAAAAACGCTACCGAGTTAGTGCAACAATTAAGCGGTGAAAATTTTGTCTTAGATGATAGGTATTTTGGAATTGATAGAAACAGACAAGTTAAACTTGTTCCAACAACAGCAAGTGCATTCCAACCTGATTCATTGCCTTTAGAATACAAGTTAGAAGATGATTTGTCAGAAGAGGGGTTTGTTACAAGAAACTCAGAACTAAAAACATTTCAATATATAGCTTATTATGTTGCTGATGATGGTCAACTTAGAATGATACCTAGTAAAACAGGTGGCCCAATACTTATTGGAACAGAGTTAGCTTATGATGATATTTTCAATATAAGAAAAGAAAGAGAACAAGACGAAATATATGATTCTAATGCAAAAACATTAAGAGCAATAGAAATAAACAGAGTAACCAAGGCTAGAATTAACAGAAATATTGAAGCTTTAAGTAATATAAAATCGCCATTTAAGGGTAAAAATTAATGCCGATTAATCCTTGGGAAAATACACAGCCGACTTTTATTGAGTCAGATGTAGCTGATAGGCAGCCCTTACAACGTGTAGAACAACCTGAGTTTTTTGCTGACACTATTCCGGCAGCACTTGGCTATCAATACGTTCCTATATTTAATGTTGTTAAAAACGCTGTTAATCATGGAACAGAGATTCAACAAGGGTACAACGCTCTTGATGATATGGGTGGTTATGAAGAATATAAACATCATCTTATGAACGCTGTAAGCGAAGATCACATGCAAGATCTTAAGATGCAATTAAACGAAAACAAAAAACGCAGACAAGTTTTAGCTGATTCATCATTTTGGGCAAATCTTGGTGCTGGTGTATTTGATCCAATTAACTTAGTAGCCTTACCATTTGGCGGTGTAGCGGCTACTGCTGGCAGACAGTTTTTGCGTACTGGTGTTGGCGTAGGTGTAACACAAGCTGGCTTAGAGGCCGCTCGTGCGCCGTTTGATCCGCTTTCAACGAAGACTGAAATAGCAATGAACATAGGTTCAGCTTTTGTTATTGGCGGTGCTATTGGAACTCTTGCGTCTATACCATCTAGACGCAGAGGTGCTGTAATAAAAAAGACAGAGGAAGATGTTTTTGAGTTTACAGAAGCTGTAAAAGATTTTACGGCTGAAGATGTTGCTTTGATTGGCACACGAGAGCAAAGGCCACTTGGCAAAAAAACTGTAAATGAAATTAATGACCTTGAGGTTAAAACTCCAAAGACTATTGAGGGTCTTCAAAAAGCATTAGAAGACAACAGGCGCAAACTCAATGCTAAAACAATAACTCTTAAAGAACATAATGCCGCAGAAGCTGCAATATCGAATGACATTGCCGCTGCCAAAACAAGATTGGGTGCAGCAAAGCAAGAACGGTTGTTACGCCGCGCAGAAGAAATACAAGGTTTAGAAAAACCAGAACCGTTTAATATGCCAAGCAATGTGTTTACTGATTCATGGCTCTATACAGGCGTATCAACAGGCATGAAGCGTATTTTGCGTAGTAAGGTGCCTCAAAGCGTAAAGCTTGCTACAATCAAGTTAGCAGGCGATAGCGGCATATTGTTAAAATTAAATCAATACGGCATGGCTACACCTAAGTCTGTATATCAATATGCACAAACTAGAAATGGTGAGTGGGTAAAAGCATACACTGATATGATGCGCCAATTTGGCGAGCATACTAAACGAGGTGGTTCTGTAGTAGTAGCTGATGTAAACCTATCAAACTTTGATGGTTCATTTTCTGCATATTTAAAAGAAGTAAATCGCAAATATATTAATGGCGATAAGCCAACAACCACTGCGGAAAAAGAATCTATTGAAGCATTAAAAGCTTTCTATAAAACATGGGAAGATAGGCTTAAAGAAGTTGGTATGCTTGGTGATGTTAAGCGTTTGCAGCGTAGTATTGTTGAAAAAGAACAACAGCTTATGGAAATACAAGACAAAATTGATGAGCTTGAATCTGCGTTTAATAACAAACAAAAACAAGGCGGAACGCCTAAACAGTTTGATTACTTGCAAAAATTAAAAGAACGCTATGATCGCAAAGAACAATCACTTCTTAATGATGAAACAAGTTTACAGTTTGCAAAAGACACAACAGTCACACCATCTGGTGAAGAATTTATGTTTCCTAGATATTGGAACAGAGATGCTATTAGGGAAAACAGGCAGCAGTTTGAAAAAATATTAGCAGATCATTTTGAAGAACATAATGTAATTTATGTAGCTAATGAATCTCAAGAGCGTCCTCTTTCTAATTTTATTGATATGTCTAATGAGCAGCTTGTATCTAAGCTAGGGCAAAATTTTAATGTTAGAAAAGTTGTAGATGGTTTTGAAGCTGTTCAAAAAATTAAAGAGCATCATCCTGATGGTGCGCTTGGCATGCATATGTATTTTGATAATGAGGCTGGCATTGTCTACATTGACAAGGCTGGTGCGTTTCGTAAGTACGGACGCTTTAAAGAAGCTTTGCTAGATAAAAAAGCTGCTTACGCAAAGAACGACACCTTTGGTGCTAAAAGTAATTTTAGCAATGAAGTGTATCATCACAATGCATTTATGTTGAATAATTCAGATGCATTTCGCTCATATAGAGACTATGCAGATTTTGTTTTGTTGCATGAGTTTCAACACGGAACTTTAAAACGTAAGTACAAAGAAGATAACGTAAGCTATGAGATGCGTGTAAATGAAGCTGCACTTGATTTTATGAAACAGCAGCATTTGCAAATGCGTAAAACATCACCACGTTTTGTTAGACAGGAGCTAGACAACAGCAGAGCCGCTGTTGAATTGCGAGCAAAAGAAGCTGTAGATAATATTTTAGATATGGCTAACACGGCAGATGATATGAATGCTTTCTATGGTGCTGGCAAATCTAAACACACACGCCACAGAACATTAGATATACCAAATGCAAAAGTATTAGATTACATACAGAATGATCCGCTGGCTGTTATGAGAGCGTACACACAAAGAGTTGCCCCGCAGTATGAGTTTGCAAAAATGTTTGGCGGCAAGTCTATAGAAGATGTTCTTGATGATGTAGAAGCAGACATGATTGTTAATGGCAATACTGTTAATGAAATAAACGCAACACGCAAAGACATATTGCATTTACACGACCGTGTAGTTGGCACAGTATTGCGTGAACCGCATTCATGGGATCAACGTACAGCTACAGTCCTCAGAGACTTTGCACAGCTTAACTATCTTGGTTCTGCTGGGTTTTCAACATTGCCTGATTTTGCAAAGATTATGATGGAGCATGAACTTGGTGATGTGTTCAAGTCTTTATTTAGCACAATCTCAGACTCAAGAATACGCCAAACATCAAAGGAAGCTGGGCTAAGTGGCGAAGCTATTGAGGTTCTGTCAGGCGATGTTCACATGCGTCTTATAGACGATGTAACTAACAATCCGTTTAATGAAGGCACTTACGACAAGTACATGAGCAAACTTAAGTGGGGCTTTTACCAAGCAAACTTACTTGCTCCTATGACTAACACTATGAAGAAGTTAGACGCTATTGTTAGAGGACATTCACTAATACAAATGTCTATGCGCCTTGCTGGTAGCGGTAAGAAAGCTACTAAGTTCGAGGTAGAGTATCTTGCTCGTTATGGCATTGATCAAGCAAAAGCTAAACGTATTCGTGAACTTGTTGATAACGGCACTATTGAACAAACAGATAAAGGTTTGTATTTACCGAACACAGAAAAATGGCCTAGACAGTACGAAGATTTAAAACTAGAGTTTCGTAGCTCGCTTAACAGCGGGATTATGAATACAATTTTAATGGGTACACCAGCAGATAAACCAAACATTGTTGATGGCGTTGTTTATGTCCCATACCGCATAGCTAAACAATTTGGCGGCAAAGAAGACCCTAAATACCGTGGCTACACACGAATAGAAAACGGATTGCTTGGTCTTCCATTCCAGTTCTACTCATACACATTAGCAGCGGTGAACAAAATTACAGCTTCATATGCTACAGGTCAGGCAAGAAACAGAGCAGTAGCATTAGCGGCATCTATGGGTTTAGCTTACATGGGCCTTGAGCTAAAGAACCCTGATTTTGTTATGGATGAAATGCCGCTATCAGACAAGATTGCTCGTTCTTTTGACATGTCTGGTATAGCTGCTTTGTATTCAGATAGTCTTTACACAGCAATGAATACTTCAATGGCTCTTGGTGGGCCTGATATTTCTATGGGTTTGCTGCAACCAAAATTTCCACAAGAAGAAAACATTGCTGATGCTTTTGTGGGTCTAGCAGGTGCTGGCCCAAGTTATGGTTTAGATGTTGGCAGAGGTGTCAAAGAATTTATTGACGGTAATTATGGTGAAGGCAGCAAGAAGTTAATTAGAGCATTGCCAACTGCAAGACTTTGGATGTGGAAAGATTTTATGAATGAAGCTAGTAATGCTTTTACAGCAAAACGTTACTAATTGTGCGTTGAGCATTTTGTTAAACAGGAGTAGGGTTTTGGCATGACAATAAATTTAGCTGATAACGTACCAAGAAATAGTTACGATCTTGCTGCTGGTGCCACGCAGCAAGTATTTACTGTTGATTTTGAATTTTTTGATGATGCTGATTTAAATGTATACATAGATGGCGTTCTAAAAACATTAACATCAGATTATCTTACAGCAGATAACAATGATGTTAGTGCTAGAACTGTACATACATCAGGCACAGATGGATTTATTCATTTTACAAGTTTGATTACAGGTGCTGCTGGTAATTCAAAAATTGTTATAACTCGTGAAATTGATATTGAACGAGTAACTGACTTTCCATCATCTGGCCCATTTGACATTGGCTCTTTAAACACAGGCTTAGATAGACTTACAGCTATTTCTGCCGACCTAAACGATGAAATTAAACGGTCAATACGCCTTGTAGATTATGACGAATCTGTATCATTAACTATACCAGAAGCTGCAACTAGAGCAGGTAAATTTATTGCATTTGATTCGACAGGCGCAGCAATTGCTTCTTCTCAAGGTTCTTGGCAAGGCAATTGGTCATCTGGGTATACATATGCACAAGGTGATCTTATTAAAGATACGTCTGATGGCAGTATTTATATTGCCAATACATCACACACTTCGTCTGGATCTCAACCAATATCATCAAATGCTGATGTTGCTAAATGGGATCAGTTAATTGATCTTACTTCTGTAACAACATCAGAAAATAATGCAGCTAGCAGCGCAACCGCTGCGGCTGGTAGTGCCACGGCTGCGGCAGCAAGCGCAACAGCGGCGGCATTTTCTGACGATTGGGCAGTCAAAACAGATGGCGTTGTTAATGATGGTGTAACAACAGATTACTCATCAAAAGCGTATGCCATTGGTGGTACTGGTGTAACGGATAGTTCTGGTAAAGGCCCAGCAAAAGACTGGGCTATTGAAACAACTGGTCAGGTAGATGGCACAGAGTATTCTGCTAAAGAGTATGCCGTTGGCACACAGACCAGAGGCACAACAGGATCAGCAAAAGATTGGGCTACTTATACTGCTGGCACAGTAAACGGCTCACAATACTCAGCTAAATATTGGGCAGAGCAAGCGGCTGCTAGTGCTGATAACGTAGATGATTTGTACCTTGGCCCCAAAAGCGCAGACCCAACAGTGGACAATGATGGTGATGCTTTAACTACTGGTGATTTGTATTTTAATACAAGTAGCAATGTTTTGAAGGTTTATGACGGATCAGCTTGGAATGACGCTGCTGTAGACACCAGTTCGTTTGCAACAAAAGGCTTTAGTATAGCTGTAGCGATTGCCTTATAGGAGTAACAAATGGCACAAGATTTTAGACGATATATGCTGCAAGGGGTCGGAACTGTAGCTGCTGACATTCCTGATGGTGGCAACTTTGATAGTTACGATACGCTGGTAGGCATTCACCTGACCAATATATTAACAAATGCAATTACAGTTGATGTTTATATTCAGCATACAATCAACGGTACACCTACCAACCATTACCTTATTAAAGGCGCACCCATTGCTGCTGGCGGGGCTTTGCAGTTGCTTGATGGCGGTGCAAAGATAGTAGTCCAAACTGGCGATAGATTGTGGGTAAAGTCAGACACTGCATCATCGTTGGATGTATGGGTATCCGCTGTTGACGCGATTAGCGCATAGGAGCAATTGATGGCTTACATAGGCAATCAACAGACACAAGGCTTTAGCAGCATCCCTGCCAAACAAGACTTGACTGGTGCTACTGGCACTAGCCTGACGCTATCTCACGCTGTAGCCAGTGCAGAAGGCATTGACCTGTTTATCAATAATGTCCGGCAAGAGCCAACCACAGCTTATTCTGTTGGTGCTGATGGCGTAACAGTAACGCTCACAGGCTCAGTGGTAGCCTCTGATGATATTTATGTTGTCTACAATTCACTGGCTTTGCAAACCACAGTAACGCCTGATGCGTCTGTAAGCACAGCCAAGATTATTGATGGCTCTGTTACTAGCGCAAAGCTAGATACCAACATCGACATTGCTGGAACATTAGATAGCACAGGCATTATTACTGCTGACGCTGGGATTAAGTTAGGCACTGGCACAGATATTCTAAATTCGTTTGAAGAGGGAACTTGGACACCAACTAATACCGCTGGTGTTACTCTTACCGTTTCAGCAAATCGTTATCAACGAATTGGAAATTTAGTTTTCATCAACGCTTTTATAAATTTCCCATCAAGTGTCGTTGCTTCTGGAGTAGTGCTTGGCGGTGTGCCTTATGCACCAGCGGGTAGTTTTTCTGTAGGTGCGTTCAATAATACCTCACAAATGTTATACGCTTATTTTGATGCGAATGGAATTTCCATACGAAATAGCGCTAACAATACACGTTCATTCGCAGAGGTAAGCGGTGGGTTCGTTGCTTTCCAAATTACTTACTATACAACCGCATAGGGGGCTGATATGGCTTTATCTAAAATAAAAGTTGCCTCTACAGATGGCTCAATCGGAAGCGAAGTTGGCTCTATTGTTCCTTGGGGCGGCGCATCTGCCCCAACAGGTTGGCTTGAGTGCGATGGCTCTGCTGTTTCAAGGACAACATACGCAGCTTTATTCACTGCTATCGCAACAACCTACGGTGCTGGGGATGGCTCAAGCACCTTTAATTTACCAGACATCCGTGGACGAACAATAGCTGGTAAAGACAACATGGGTGGCTCTGCGGCTAATAGACTGACATCAGGTTCAACGATTGATGGCTCAACTTTGGGTACGGCTGGCGGTGGTCAGACACACACACTTACAACAAGCGAGTTAGCTGCACACAATCACGCTACAACAGCAACATCTACCCAGCACGATGGCGGCAATGCTAGAAATGTTCTGGGTGCTTGGGATTTTGCGGGTACTGATGTTAACCCAAATGCGGGTAGTGGTTCAGCCCACGCGAATGTGCAGCCAACCATAGTTCTCAATTACATTATAAAAACATAGGTGTCGCATGGCTAAATGGACAATTATTGCCGAAGGAAACCAGATTTACAAAGACGGTGTCAGTTACACTGGACTTGATACAAGCTGGTTGCCCGAAGGTATTAGGGCAGTGCAGTCATCCAACGGCACTGAGGCTTTTATAGAATATGACAATCAACAAACAGGGGCAGCGGTTTCCGAACAAGTTTATGTTGCAGACATAACTCAAGAGAGTTGGTGGTCAAATGTTTCAACGGAATGGAATACAGCAAACGATGCTTATGAAGCAGATTTAGCAGCGCAGATAGCCGCAGTTGAAGCAAGACAAGGAGGTGGAGACTAATGCCCTATGTCGGCAAAAATCCTGTCAGTGGCGGGTTTCACAAATTAGGAAACCTTACTGCCTCTGCTACAGCAACCTACGCTTTGACGCTAGGTGGCGCAGCATACTTTCCTGAGACAGCTAATCAGCTTCTTGTTAGTTTGAATGGTGTGATCCAAGCCCCGCAAGACAGCTTCACAGTCAGCGGCAGCAACCTTGTATTCGACAGCGCACTTACATCGAACGACAGCATCGACTTTGTTGTAGCTTTGGGCGATGTGCTGGGTGTGGGCAGCGTTACTGATGGTGCTATTACTACGGCTAAGATTGGTAACAATGCTGTTACATCTGCAAAGCTGGCAACAACCATAGCTCCTACCAACCTAGAAACAACCGCTTCATCATTTAAAATGACTGACCTTAGTAGCAATGCGTTTTATCGCACTGGTACTTTTGTTCCGCATTGGTCATCTGGCAATGTTACTGTTCCATATGAAACTAATGTGTTTACGGATGCGTCATATGCAGTGCAAGCGGGGTCGTATCTTAGGATAGGAAATTTAGTTACTGCTAATATTAACTTGAAAATAGATTACTCTGCCACAGCATACGCTAATGGTGGGGCAACAGGTCAGCAATTAACTATTTATGGTTTGCCTTTTAAAGTAAAGAATGTGTCAACTTACACCCCTATGTCAGACAGTGTATATTTTAATTTAAGTGCGCAAGGTTGGGAAAAATATAATTTTGTAGGATACGGTTTTACAAATAATAAAATCCTAGTATTTAACTTCTCTAATACCAACGGTTCGGTAGGTCCTTTGAATACAAACCACGTTTTTCACGGCACACAGGCACATGATTCTCAAGTTATTGTGCAAATAACTTACGAAACTGACGAGGCATAGGAGACAGATATGGCACTTATAAAATTAAAACCGGCTGGTCTGCCTAGTGGTACTATATTGCAAGTTAAACAAAAGGTACAAGCAGGTCAGGAATCCCCTACCAATAATGAAACTTTTGAGGATATTACTGGTTTAACTTTGGATATTACGCCTACC